GTCGGCCTCGGCAAGCTCGCGGAGGCGGCTAGGCTCCACGCCCAGCGCCTGCGCTTTCCGCTCAATGCAATCATCCATTGTCCGCCCTCCTAAATCAGTAGAATGTGCTCTAGGCCCTCCTCAAGGTCACAGTTCTCGGCAAATCGTTTCGCATCGTCCTCCGTGTAAACGTTTGCCAAATCCTCACGCGCTTTTGCGATGCGATCACTTATGGTTTGAATCTCGGCATCCAATTCTGCAAGAATCGCAAACAGTTCAGCCTTTTTCTTTTCAATATCCATCCTTTATCCCCTCCAATGCTTTCTCCGCCGCTTCGCGGGTGAGAAATACGGTCTTACCAAATCCGTTTAGCGCTACGCCATACTCCCGCCCTCTGGCGCCTATTGGCTCAAGGCCAATAAAGCCGATTTCATTGCCCATACCAATCTGCTTGACCTCGCACTCGCTTATATGCTTATCCGTGTCCAACAAGGCGAACACCCGCTGGCCCACCTTGCACGGCAGCACGACGCACCGCCCGTCCTTGTCGGCCTCGGCAAGCTCGCGGAGGCGGCTAGGCTCCACGCCCAGCGCCTGCGCTGCCAGATTTATCATCGTGTCCTCCGTAAATGGAGCCTTGATTTCCTCCGGCGTCAGCCCTGTGTCCTCGTAGTCCGCGAGTCGCTCACACGCCGCTATTTCAAACGGGCAATCCTCGATTTTGCACCCGCTGCCGTAGCACGGTTCTTTGAAGCAGCGCGGATAATAGGCGTGTTTATGCGATGATTTGTTCCATTCAGTCAGTCGTTCCATCACGATCCTCCATAGTTCTTGTGCTTGCGCCCGCTGGAATAGCCGCGATAAGATGAATAAAACCCTTGTCCTTTCGCCCGATCTTCGGTTGCCCAGATATATACAGTCTTAAGCGGGTTGTAGTACGTCTTTCCCTCCAATTCTCGCTGCTTGATGCGATTCGTGTAAAATTCAACAGCATCGTAGCCGAACTTGTCACGTAGCATCTGTAAATTAAGCCCTCGCGGGATTTCAACGTATCTATCCAGCATCTTTGCGTTCAGCCTCCAATCATTTCCACGCCCAGTTTCTGAAATCGACGCACCCCATTTAGTCAGTCGTTCCATAGCTCTTCCTCCACGTACCGCCAGCTCTGCGGCGGGCGGGTGATTTGCACCTGTTCTGCTCCGAATTTTGTCTCCCGCAGACCGGTAAACTCCCACAGATCGCGCGGGTGATCGTAAACGCGCAAATCTGAGATGTGCCAGCCGAAGCCGGTGGCAGCTCCGAGATACTGGTGCAGCTCCGCAGGCTCTAGGCAGGTTGGCCGCGCAGCATCCGACGGGATCCTTCCCGCACCGTTAATGTTGATGATCTGATCGCACAGAAATTCCCCGATGACTTTGCCGTTTCCGCATTTGTAGATGTAGCACTTAAACGGCGTATCCATCCTCGGGCGCGTCTTGCGCACCTCAATGGTCTTCCGCCCGTTGATGATCTTCTCACACCACTTCGGGCGGATGCTGATCAAAACAGCTTTACTCATGCTCTTGCCTCCTGTTCCAATTCTGCGCGGAACCGTTGTTCCAGTTCAAACACGCCGCGCGGCTTGCCTTTGTAATAGCCTTTCATTGGCCTGTCTATTTTCCGTTGCAGGTCTTTCAGGCGCTCCCAGTATTCCGGCAGGTAAATATACATATTCCGCAGTTCCCGCAGGTTCTTGTTGCAGCAGCACCAGCACGAAACACGGTCCAGCACGTCATAAAGGCGGATCGTGCCCTCCAGCCACGAAAACCCGTTTTCATAGCAATATGCCATGGCGTCGGCTTCCGGCATGCCCCACTCTGCCAGCGGGTGCAGTTTATACGGCTTCCGTTCTTTTTCCAGTCGTGGTGTTTCGTCGGCAGCTATGCCAACGTAAACCATAGCGTCCCGCGCCTCCGCGTACCTGTCCATGGCTTTCAGCTTCCCCGTGGTTCCCCAGCGGCAGAGGCCGCCACACCAGCCATAACCTTGGTGTGTGCCTTTCTGCTTACTGCAAACCGGCCTTTCCAGCATATCAAACAGGAACGGGTTTTCCGGCTCCAGTCTGGTGTACTTGATCCCCAGCTGCTCCAGGCGGGGTAGCATTTGATCCCGTGTGTGGTAAATCGCCTCAAACTCCATTCCGGTATCGTAGAAAACCACCTCATTCAGCGGGTGGCCCTTGGCAATCAGCATTAGGAGCATGGCCAGGCTGTCCTTGCCCCAGCTGACACTTGCAATATGCCATTTCATTCCGCTTTTGCACCTCCAAACGCCGCCAGGTCGAAACAGGTCTGTTTCCCAACGTACTGGCACCACGCCCATTCCAGCATGGCGCCGCGGCTGTACACCATCAGCTTGTCGCCCTGGATCTCCATCCTGTCGGCCTCGATGTTCGTCAGATCGTGGCAGCAGTCACAGACAAATCTCATGTCTTATTCTCCTGCCCGAATACCACAACCATGCTTGGAAACGGCGCGTTGTGCTTGCCGCCGCCGAATTTCAGCCGACCGGCGATAAAGCGGATTTCCGCCTTTCCGTATATGTATCGATGAAACCACTTTGTATCCGTCCGCGCGGGCAGCAGCATGACAACGGTTGCCCCATTTTTGTTGGCGGACATTGCTGCTTTCTGCACCCATTTCCCGATCTCCCGCCCATACGGCGGGTTACACCAGCAGACGCCCGTCCACGTCTGAGCAAGGCCGTTGTCCTCCGGTGTAAAATACCGCGCGCATTTTGCATTCTCCGGCAGCGCGCAGACGTCCGTTTCAAAGCCAAATTCTTCGTTCAGCGCGTCAAAAAAGCTCTGCGGCGTTTCCCACAAATCCGTCGCGCTGGAAAACATCACATCTTTGTTCATACCAGCGCCCCCGGCCGGGTGTCCGGCGTGTAGTGGAGCTTGGTCGCACGGGCGTTCTGATGGTACTCCGGACGGGTGAATTTATAGCCCCAGTGCTTGGCGGCGGTAAAAAGGGCCGCATAGCCGTCCTCGGCGCGGACGGTTAGTTTCTGGTCTCCATATGTAACGGAAAAGTGGTTCTGGCCGGTGTATCCGGCCTGGGCGATCACGGCGGGGCGCCGCGGCGCCCGCTCGCCGGGGTAGTCGATGCTATTTCGCAATGTGTTTGCGCCTCCTTATCTGGTTGTCGGCATGGACCATCTGCTTTCCCGCTGCAAGATCGGGCTGCAGGCTGTCCCTGTCGCGGTGGTTTACGTCGTAGATGTGGTTCCGGATGCTCTCGTAGAGCGTCCATGTGCAGCACCCGACGCGGCATGTGTCGCTTCGGTCCGGGCAGTTCCGGCCGCAGGGCGGCGGGATGGGCCGCATGCGCGGCGCAAAATAATTCACTCCGCTTCCTCCTGTACGTGCTGCAGCCATGCCGCGAGCGTTTGCAGCGCCGTCTCGCGCTGCAGCAGGTCTTCGACCGTGTCTCGGTCGACGCGCGGCATGCTCTGCAGGATCTCCCGGTCGTTGGCACAGTCATCGGCAAAAGCCAGGACGGCGTCGATGATGTCTGCCAGCTGATCCGGCCGGAGCTCGACTGGGATCTTCGGTTCGTCCATCACAGGATCCCGTAGGTCGTCAGGCCCAGCGCGATCGCGCCGGTCGCGACGCATGCGTCGGTCATCTCTGCGTACCCGGCGATCACCGCCAGCACAAAGGCCGCGCCTCCCAACCACACGCAGCAGGTCTTCACCACCCGCCGCATGGCCTCCCGGTACCGCAGCTCCTCCAGCAGCCGCTCCTGCCGCTCCCTGGTCTCTTCCTCCGGCTCATACCCGAGCCGCTCCGCAAGATTGGTTCTCATTTCTTCTCCTCCGTTCCGTCCTGTACGCTGTCCGCCGCCTTGATCTTTTCCAGCACCAACTCGATATTCCTGCGCTCCTTCTCAATGCTCTCGAGCTCTTTCCCAATGGCTTCCCGCCTTGCTTCGCTGCCCGGCTCTCCCTCTTTGAGACGGAACGCATCCGCATCCATCCGGATCATGTTCCTTTCGAGTATCCACTTGAGATGCAGCCATTCAGCCGTTGTCAGAATCAGCTTTTTCATGCCTTCGCCTCCGTCTCCGTCTCCGGCAGACGTTCTGCCGATTCTACCAGTGCCATAAGCCGCTTGTAGGTCTCCGTCCTTTCCCTGGCGCGTTTTGCGAGGTTTGCATGCCGTTCAGGCAATTCCGCCACTTGCGCGTGTGCAGCCATGTTCTCGTGCTCATTCGCCTTGTTGTTTACCATGATCGCAAGCATCTCCAGCGTGTGCTTCAGCTCAAACCAATCGTCTCCGCTGAGAATCAGTTTCCGCATTCCGTTTATCCTCCTTCGCTTCCTGCATCCGCCTGACGAGCCGCGACAGACGGGCGTTTTGTGTAACGAGCTTCTGCGCGTCCAGGTCAAGCCCCTTGCGCTTCAGCCCGTTTATGATCTGCGCTGCCTGGCACTCACACACCATCGCCGCTTCGATCAGATCGTGCAGCTCCTGCGCATCCAGCGTCAGGGTGTAGGTCTTGACGTTTGCCATAATATCGACTCCTATGTACGCGCCTTGCGGCGCGTTTAATTGCTGGCCGCGGGCAGACGCCCTTCGGCTGCGGCCCGCTCGAGGATCTGCCACGCCACGCGGCGGGCGGCCTGCCGGTTGGCCTCCTTCTGCTCCGGCGTCAGCCGGCGCAGGTAGTTGTCGGCGATATACGCCGTGCAGTTTGGGAAATGATACTCGGCCACGATGTGCGGCTCTTCGTCCGCGATCGGGTCATACGGTTTTCGCATGGTTCAGCCTCCTTCCGGCGTTAGTTTTTCCAGATTTTACAGCCTTACGCAGTCTGTTTGTCCTGCTCCTTCTTGCTCTCCTGCGCCAGCATCATGCCGTAGGCGATATCGCTCAGGCGCTGGAGCTGTTCGTCGGTCAGTCTGTCGGTGACCTTACCCAGGCTCTCGGCGCGCGTTTTTTCCTTTTCAGACATTGTTCTCACCTCGCGTTGTATTGCTAATTTATCTCGACGTGATTATATTATATCACGACGTGATATTTGTCAAGCCCTTTTCTCAAAGAAATATTGACAACGCGATATTTTTGCGATATTATATAGTCGCAAGGAGGGAACACGATATGCAAGACCGTATTAAAGAGCTCCGGAAATCCCTAGGGCTTACCCAGAAAGACTTTGGCGAGAGACTCGGCGTACAAGCCAATACCATCACCAGCTATGAAAGCGGTGTCCGCACTCCCAACAACTCCATGATCCTTGCCATCTGCCGTGAATACGGCGTGAGCGAGACTTGGCTCCGCACTGGCGAGGGCGAGATGAAGCAAAAACTGACGAGGAATCAGGAGATCGCGGAGTTTATGGCTACCGTCATGCGTGATCCGGACGACGCGCCGCGCAAACGGTTTATCTCCATCGTCAGCAAGCTTGACATCGAAGAATGGCAGCTACTCGAGGCGATCGCAAAAAAATGGACCGAGGACGAATAACCGTCCCCGGTCCATTTTTTACTCTATGCGACCAGCCCGCGCAGGAAGCGCCAGACCAGATCGAGTTGTTCCGTCGTCGCAAGCCGCAGCATGCGGCGGATGTCCTGCTGGTAAAAACTTCGCGTCATTTTATCCATTCCCCCATTCTTCCACAAAAAGACCGTTCATTTTTTGTTCACTTTCCCGGTTGTGCTTTCTTCGGCGGTGGCTTACAATATTTGTAGATTCCTTTTCCTGACTCGCATGATTATATTAGAACATACGTTCGTTAATTACAATTATGAGAGTCTACAAAAATTTACATATCAAACTGGAGGTTTTGCCATGAAACAGACATGGCGCAGGGTTCTGCTTGTGCTGGTCTGCTGTGTGCTGGCCTTTGTCGGCTGGGTCGGGCTGCTCCGTCTGGCGGACACGATCTCCGCCGCCCGCTCTTACAAATCTTCGCCCGCAGAGCTTCGCGCGGCGGCCGACGCCGCTGTTCTCCCCGCCGCAGATCCGGCCTTTACCGGCAGCGCAGAATACACGGACGCAGAACAGGCCGAGGCGCAGGCCGAGTATTACGCCAGCATCGGCGGCGACCCGCTCGATGTGGAGCCTCTGGAACCGATCGTCGGCGATTTTGTTTCGTTCCTCCCTGGCACGCTTCCCGCAGAGGCTCCGGCTATCTCCGGTGCGACCGGCAACAGCATCCACACGTATATCTACAACAAGTCCAGCGGCGTTTTCCATCTTCCCGGCTGCTCGCACGTCGACCAGATGAACCCCGAGAACCGCGGCAGCTTCACCGGCTCGCGTGAAGAGGCCGCCGCGCTGTACACGCCGTGCAAGGATTGTGATCCGTAGGAGGTTTTATGTACTGTAACAAATGCGGCAAGGAGATCGACGATGAGGCTCTGATCTGCCCGTACTGCGGCTGCGGGACCGTGAATTACATCCGCGACCAGGCGAAGGCCGAGTCCCGCGCGCAGGAGCCCCGCCAGCTTGCGCAGAAGAAGCGCTCGACTGCGCTGCTGCTCTGTATCTTCCTCGGCGGCTTCGGTGCACACCGCTTTTACGTCGGCAAGATCTGGACTGGGCTTCTTTGGCTCTTTACGCTCGGCTTTTGGGGCATTGGCACGCTGGTTGATTTTTGCCGGATCTATGATAACAAGTTCACAGACGACGCCGGGCGTCCGCTCTACGATGAGTACACGGATGGCATGACGCCTGAGGAATACGAGTCCGCCGTCGCTGGTCCCCGCAGAGTCCGGAAAGTTATCATCGTCATTGCCCTTGCGCTTTGTGCCGGCTGCTTCCTGTTCGTCCGCGTCATCCCCGGCCTCATGTACGCGCTTGGTTTTTGAGATGTCGCCCGCGCCGCTGGCCGAACAACGGCGCGGGCTTTTGCTTGCGCAGGCGACCGGGAGCCGTCTGTAACTTTAGGGTAGCCTGTCCACGGTAGTCTTGTAAAGATATGGCAGTTGCTTTTTGCAGTCAGACGTCTTGCTTTTTTGGGGGGAATGACATGTTTTGAAGGAAAAATTATCTGATTTGTGCCGTGAGCAGAAGCAGACGATCACTCCGCACAAAACAAACCAGGACGTCGCCGAAAATACCGACCTTTCCGTCGGCACCGTCTCCCAGTTCTTTCGCGGCGACATCAAAAATCCGTCTGTTTACACGGTTGGCCCGATCTGCCGGGAGATGGGCGTTTCTATGGATGAGTATTTCGGCATTCCGCATGATGAGCCTGCCGAGCCTTCCGAGCCTCCCGATGCTGAAAAACTCCGTGCCGAGACCGCGGCCCTTCGTGCGCAGCTTGCCCAGCAGCAGAAGTCCCTGCGCATGCACCGGCTTGTCACGCTCATCCTCTTGGGTATTCTTTTGCTGTGTGCCCTTGCGCTTGTGGCCGACGTACTCATCCCATCGATCGGCTGGATCCGCACATAAATAAAACCGCCCCGGCCGGCGCCGGAGCGGTATCCGTATAACCTTTTGCCCTTGTGGTGAGAATTTGCCTATGAAATTTACATCTACCTGGAAAATCTCCGACCCGCTCGCGCAGTACATCATTTACCTGCGCAAGTCCCGGAAGGACATGGAGGCCGAAGCCCTCGGCCAGACCGACACGCTCAAGCGGCACCGGGCCGCGCTTTTGTCGCTGTCCGAAAGCCGCGGGCTGAACGTCGTGGAGATCTGCGAGGAGGTCGTGACCGGCGACTCCATCGCTGTCCGGCCGGAGGTGCAGAAGGTCCTGCAGCTCGTCGAGACCGGGAACTATGCGGGCGTCATCGTCATGGAAGTCGAGCGTCTGGCGCGCGGCGACACCATCGACCAGGGCATTATTGCTCAGACCTTCAAGTATTCCAACACGAAGATCATCACACCGAACAAGATCTATGATCCAAACAATGAGATGGATGAGGAGTACTTCGAATTCGGCCTCTTTATGTCCCGGCGCGAGTACAACACCATCAAGCGCCGCCTGTCCCGCGGCAAGGAGGCGTCCTTGCGCGAGGGCAAATGGATCTCCGGCAAGACGCCCTTCGGCTGGCTGCGCGAGAAGCTGCCGAACGACAAGGGCTATAAGCTCATCCCGCACCCGGAGCAGGCCCCGATCCTCCAGCAGATCTACAACTGGTACACCGGCGAGGGCTGCGCGCGCATCGGCGCGAAGGCGATCTCCACGCGGCTGAACAGCCTCGGCGTCCCTACCAACTCTGGCAGCCTCTGGCGCGCGGACTCTGTGCTGGATATCCTGCGCAATCCGGCAAATGCGGGCTGGATCAAATCCGGTGGCCGACCGGAGACGAAGCGCATTGTCGACGGCGCTGTCGTCGTCAGTCGCCCTCGCACCCGGCAGGAGGATCTGAAGCTTTATAAAGGGCTGCACGACGGCCTGATCTCGCAGGAGCAGTACGACAAGGCCGTCGCTCTGAGCTATTCCAGCGCCAGCCCGCGCGGCAAGGGCGCATGGGGGACCGTGACGAGCCTCGCCGGGCTCGTCCGCTGCGACCAGTGCGGCCGCGTGATGGTTCGCCGTCCGTCGTCCGGCAACCGCCGCGATACGCTCCTTTGTCCCTCCTACGGCTGCACGACCGTCAGCGCGTGGTATGATGATGTGGAAGACGCCGTGCTGGATGCTCTGCGTGGCTGGCTGCGCGAGCTGGAGCTCGGTGAGGCCGCTGCGCCAGATGACACGCCCATGCGCACCGCGCTCGAGTCCTCGATCGCCGCCGACCGCAAGCAGCTTGCCAAGCTGGAGGCGCAGGAGGCCCGCGCGTATGAGCTGGTCGAGACCGGCATCTATACGCCGGAGATCTTCTTGCAGCGCTCGCAGGCGCTCGCCGCTGACAAGCAGGTCATCGTCGACCGCATCGAGGCAAGCCAGACCACGATCCATGAGCTGGCCCGTGCCAGACAGGCCCGCGCCCGTCTGGCCCCCGCCGTCCGCCGCGTCCTCGAGACCTACCCGCTCGCCGCATCCCCGCAGGAGAAAAACGCCCTCCTGAAAACTGTCCTGCAGAAGGTCCTCTACCATAAGCAGACCAAATCCTACACCAAATCCGGCAGCGACATGCACGTCACCCTCTACCCCCTCGCGGATTGATGGTTATACATTTATTCGGTACGCATGAATGAATCCCATCTAAATATAGATTCTATAGCAAGCTGAAATCCCTCCTGGTGACAGGAGGGATTTCTTTATTTTGCGATATGCTCATAATACGCCATGAGCTTCTGTTCCGGCCCCGGGCCGTCTTTATCGAGCAGAAACGCTTTTGCCAGCGCGGCGTAGAACTCCGGGCGGTTGAGTCCGAACTCTACGGCGACGGGGTAGTAATCCGAGTACATCATGTTCATGGTCACGCCCCACGCCCAGCGCGGGACCACAGGCGCCTGAATGCCCATGCTCTCGGCCACGGCCGTCGTCTGTTCCATCGTCCAGTGCGGGCCGGTCGAGCCGTCGGCGTTCTTCATGCGGGCCTTCCACGCTTTTGCGTCGTCCTCGGTAAATTCCATCATTTTCGTGGACTCACGAAAATGGTCGTCACCTAGCTTATGCAGCGCGCAGATAGTATCCGCATACACCATAACTTCCTCCGCGCGCCCCAGCGTCACCGGACGTTCCATGATCTCATGCAACTCCTTATGGAGTTTTTCAATATATTCCTGCATATCATGCCTCCTGAATGTACTTGTATAGACTGTCAATATCGTCCGCAACAAAAGTTAGTTTGCCGATAAACGGAATCCTTATCGGGAGTTTTCGTCCATCGAGCCGAGGTCTTGCCTTATTATAGAGCCTGTCAATGTCAATATCCCCGTGCTCATCCATAATTTGCATTGCTTTGACCCACGGGTTATCTCTCAGTACAAGCAGTTGCTCTTTGCTGCCGTCTGCCAGCAAAGACAACCCAACGCCTGCCACAAAGGACCGCACCTCGTCCATATGTGGGGATGCTACTGTATCAAAAAAGCGCAAAATTCCGCGCATGGCCTGATCTATCGTCACTGTCATTGCAGTTTCCCTCCTTTAAGGATGGGGCGGCGATTGCCGCCCCGTTTGCTTATTTGTTGCAGCAGCGCTGGATCGGGTTGTAGAGAGTCTGCGCCGTGGTCGCGGTGCCCGTGGTGACGTCGGCGACCTGCTTTGGATAAAAGGTCGCGTTGACGTAGGTGACAATGGAGTTGTCACCGCAGCAGCGGCGCTCGGCCTCCATCTTGACCGCGTCAAGCGCTTCCTTGCGGACAGACTCGACGTCCTGCTTGACCAGCGTGAAGCTGTCCTCGGTGCGCTGGTTGTGGACGGCCTGCTTGCACAGCGCCTCACGGACGTCCTTGAGCTGCCCATCGATATAACCGTACACCTCCAGCATCTTGCCGTCGTTGTACGTGTTGGCCTTGAGCAGCGCGATCTCGCTGTCCTTCGCGGCCAGCTTCTGCTCCCGGTCGAGATCGTAGCGCGTGACCGGCATGTTCTCGCTGCACGTCGGCTCCTGCTGGCGCGAAGCCAGCGCAGCGGCCAGCGCTGCCATGGCGGGCGTTGCCGCAGCCGCCGTCACTTCTGCGGCAGCCGCCCGGTTGTTCTGTCCGAGGCCGCCCAGCAGATTGCCGAGCCCGCCGTTTGCCAGACTCATCGCGGCGCCGCCGATGCCAAAGCCCAGCGCAGTCCCCGCGAGTCCCTTGCTTGCGTATTCCATAAAAAAATCCTCCGGTAAAAGTAGTAAGCTGGCCAGCTCCTACTCTCATTCTGCCGCTTTCCCGGTTTTTATGGGGGACAGTTCCGGGACATCTGTGTACCATTTGTGGGACATGCTTTCCTCTTAAAAATTTTCCCAGTACCCCTCTTGACTTCTACACATTTTTGAGTTTATACTAGGGGTGCGGAGAGATCCGCGAAAGAATCCTGAAATCTGGCACCGCACGATCCGCGGCACAACCATTTCAGGAATCTACAGAGATTGAACGTCGCCGTTCATCATCTGCCCATGAAAGCGGAGATCCCTTGCCGTTAAATAGGGAGCTAAAAAAGCGGAAATCCCTTGCCGTCAAGTAGGGAGCCAAAAAAGCGGAAATCCCTTGCCGTTAAGTAGGGGCTTAAAAAATCATGGGCAACTAAAAGCGAGACTTCTGCAGTCTCGCTTTTTCTTTCCCGGAAAGGTCGAATCTTGGAGAATCTTTTTATCTGCCACATCAGTGAGCGCTATATTTCCTTCCTCCATTCCCGTGACTTCCGTGTCCCGTTCAACAAGGGCCAGCGTCGCCCCTATGTCGGCGTTGTTCTCACTGTCGGAAGCTTCCGCTATTTCGTCCCCATGGAATCCCCGAAGCCAAACCATGCCAATCTAAAGCCCGGCAAGCACATCCTGAAGCTTGACGGTGGACGCCTCGGTCTTCTCGGCTTCAACAACATGGTCCCTGTTCCTGATTCTGCGATCCTTGAATACGACATTTCCGCAGAGCCGGATGTGAAGTATCGCAACCTGCTCCTGAACCAGATCGAGCATTGCAACCGTCAGAAGCTTGCCATTCTGGATCATGCCAATCGTACATACTACGATGTCGTCAATGGAAATAGCAGCTTCATCTGTAAGATCTCCTGCGACTTCCGCGCGCTGGAGCGCGCATGCAGATCGTATAACCCGAACTATCGTCCGAAAGCCAATCCCGGAACATAGAAAAAGCGCCATGAGCCGTTGCTCATGGCGCTTTCTCTTTGTCCGTTTTCCCTACCAGACGGCGGGCGATATTGTAGATGTGCGGCAGGCGGCGGGAGATGGTTTTGCGGTCGATACCGATTTCACCGGCGGCGTCCATCTGCGGGAGCCTGCGCACGATATAAAGCTTCACGATCTGCCGATCGATCACGTCCAAAAGTCCCTCGTCAGTGACGCGCTCCCAGTCGCTGCGCGTGAGGTGTTCCAGCTCCTTCGGCAGAGCCAGCCGCGCAGTTATGCTTTCGTCACTCCCTTCGGCCCGCCGCCGGGCAGGGCTTACTTCATGGCCGCAGCCAGCTTTTTCAGGAGGTCGTCGCCGTATTTGTACTCGGCAAGATACTTGATCGTGCTGTCTGCCAGCCCGGCTTTTGCCTTGATGGTCTTCTTGGCGTCCTCGACGGCCTTGTCGACGGTTTCCGTGTCGTAGTCGACCCACGGGAGCTTTCCGTGTTTCTTCCACACACGGCTGTTGTAGCCGCCCTTGACGCCGATGTTGCCGACGCCGGTGATCTGCACGCCATTATCCCAGATTGGCGTGCATTCGACCGCAAGGCCGTCTCCGATGTACAGGCCCCAGTGGCCGGGCATCCACAGGCCCTCGCCGGGAACGAGCTTATCCCAGCCGGATGCGGATACGTCCTTGCACTTGGCAATCATACCGTCTGCGGATACGTCCGGGACGGCGTTTCCGGCGTAGCGGGCGCCGCCGTGGTAGGCGTTTTTGTTGCCGTTCCAGCCCCACAGGATCCCCTTCGTGAGATTCACGCAGTCAAAGCCAAAGTAGCCCTTTCCGATCAGCCCGCGGAATCTGGCCTGCTTTGCGGCGTCGTACCAGTCCGGGTATTGCTTTGCCTTCTCAGTGATGATCCCATCCGTGACCGGAGAGCCGAAGCAGCCCCACATGTACACGGTTTTGTAATTCTTTGCAACGTCGATGTGCTTTTTTACAAGCTCGGACGCTCTCATAACGTAACTCATGCCCGCTCACTCCCGTACAGCTCGTGGTGCAGCTGCAGCACGGCGGCCTCAATCAGCTTGTCGATCGTTTCCACATCAAATTGAATGCCCTTCTCGGCGAGGAAGTTCACAACATACGCCTTTTTCGCTGCGCCGTCCGTCGCGGTGTACAGCTGCTCCGCCGCCTTTACGCCGATCTCAACGTAAGTGCGGAGCGTTTGCAGCTTGTCCGCGTCGATCTTGGTTTTGAGCCACGGGATCAGAAATGCCGAGACGAGCGCGCTGATGAGCGCGATCACTGCCGAGATAATTTGCGTGTAGTCCATAAGTATGCTCCTTTCAATCTTTCAGCACGATCTCCGCGATGCGTGCTGCCGCTTCCGGGCCGTATTTCTCGGCCCATTTATCCATGTACTTCTGCGCGTACTTCGCGCGGTTCTCGTTCTTTGCCTTCCAGAGATAGAATCCGCTGGAAGCTGTTGTTTCAGCCAGCACCGCAAGCGTGATCTCCGTCAGGTCTGCGCCTGCCGCGCAGGCGATAATGAGTGCGAGGCTGACGAGCGCGCTGCAGATCAGCCACTTCTTGCTAAACTCCATTGTGCTCACACTGCTTTTCGAGCTGGTGCAAAAACTTTTTTACATCGCCGTTGCCGCCCAGCTTGACGTATTTCTGCCCGGCGATCAGGCGCTCGGCCATTGGCATTTCCTCTGACATGATGGTCAGCCGGAGGATCGCCAGATACTGCTCGTCTTGATGCTCCTGCATTTTCCCGAGCTTTTTGTCGATCTCGGCTAGGTGCGCCTCCTGCGTCGTGGCCTTGCCGCGCTTTTTCTGTATCGCGCTGACGACGGCATTGACGACCGCCGTCAGCGCGGACGAGCCGAGCACGGCACAGACGAGCGTAACTATGATGGTCTTGGTGTCCATGGCTATGTACCTTCTTCCGTGATCTTCTTCCACCCGTCCGGGTTGACGGACGGGGTGTAGACGTTGGCGGCGAGCAGGGACTCGTAGAGCTCGTCCTGCCACCAGCCGCGCTCTCCCTTGGCGAAGGCAAGGGTCGCGGTGATGGTCTCGGGGATGAGGCGGTAGCCCTGCTTGTACTGGATATCCTCCCAAAGGTTCGGGGCTGCGTCCGGGGTATTTTCGGCCGTGTCCCAGATGTCGACGGCTGCGCGCTTGATGCCGCCCTGCCAGCAGATGCGCGTGCCGGACTTGACGAGACTGCCGTCGCCCGTCAGCTGCGGGAACAGCTCCGGGGCCTCGGACGCGTCCTTGTCGGGCAGGCTGGCCGCGGCCGTCACGATGGCGGCGCGCAGGGTCTGCGCTCTGCTCTCGCCGATGGCGGTATAGACGGGCATGCCCATGAGGGTCGCGGCGGTGTGCTGGGCGGCGGCTTTTTCTGCCTCTGCCCGCTCGAGGGGCAGGGGCTTGCCCATTTTGACGGTGATGGTGCCGTCGCGGTTGTCGGTGACGGGACCGGCGAGGATGAAATCCGCGTAGTCGTCCATGTAGCGGTCCTCGGCGGTCTCGGTCGTCGACTTGACGGTTCCGTCCTCGTTCATCTGGACGTTGCCCTCTGCGTCCAGCACAGGGACGGCCGTGGTGTAGCGGTGGATCATGCCCCAGACGGCGCCGTCGCAGAACAGCGCCAGCGGGTCTGCAACCGCGCTCTTTTCGATGGTGACGGCGCGGCTCTCGCGCCCGCCCCAGTCGGCGTCGCGCATGCGGCCGGCGGCCGGTCGCGTCTCGATCTCCTGCCCTCCGATTGTGATGTACCAGGTGTCCATAAGTTCCTCCTGTCTATTGCTGCACGGCATTGGCCTGCAGCCATGCTAATAGTGCGCCTGTTGGCATTTCAGCGAAAGTCACTGTCCGGAATGCCTCTTGCGTCCAGCTCCCGTTGAAATATGCGTACCAAATATCGCCTGGCCCGTAAGAGTAAACAATGCTTGGCCGAGAGCCTGCAGTGATCATGAAGTAGTCAAATTTTTTCCCGTTTGATGTAAAATCAATGGCTTGCTCAAAAACCATTATTTTTGGGGACTCATTTATGATCCACGTCAGCCCGTCGCTGAACTTGACCTCATACGCTGTCCCATTCACCAGCGTTCGACCCCCCCCGATTTGGTAACTTGTACCAGCAATCAGGTCGGTGCCGCCTTTGATGGCGTAGGATGTGCCGTCTTTCAAAATGTGGTGTGTGCCCATGTGAGACCTCCTTTATGCTGCTAGGGTGTAGGTGCCGTCGGGGTTTTGAATCACGGGGAAGGTGCCGGGGAGGGTAAAGGCGGGGCGGACGCCGTTCCCGTTTCCACAGTACTGTTCGGTGACATTCCCGGCGGTATCCAACACGTACACGTCTGTACTTGAATATTCTTTTGGGGTTCTGGTCCATTGATGAATATTAGATCCATTTAGTTTTGCGGCAGCAAGCAGGCTACGCACCGTCTGGTCCAATGGAGTCCCATCTCCGCCGCCGCCCTTCAGCTCACCTATGGACAGTATAAACGCATTTTTCGTTAATTCTCTCCTCGTTTGATATTCATCGATGTAGCAGTAAATTTTTGTTTGCCCTGCCGCGCCTTGAATGGCAGAGTCCAACAGCCCTAACCATGTATCCGCGAGGAAAGCGGATACAGTGGATGTTGGGAATAGGTTGGAGCTGCTCCACTGGGAGAACGCAATTCGTTCGTAGCATTCCTTGCGCACAATCAGCGTGCGCCCAGCCCCGTTAAGCCCGCTCTCGTAGTCGTGCTTGGCGATATAAAACGGCACGGGGCTGCCGGATTCGTTCAGGTACAGGATCGCGCCGGGGGTGATGGTGCTCAGGGGAATGCCCTTCGAAAACGGTACGGTGAATGCCGTCCCGCCGATGAGGGTCTTCCCGGCTTTGCAGCCGTAGCCTGTGCCGCCGATCAGCTCCCGGCCGCCGGTCACGGAATAGGCCGTGCCGGAGATCAATGTCTTGTGCGCCATGGGGCCTCCTCACTCATACTGCCAGTTGATGGCCATGTTCTCGGTCGGCGTGGTCTCGGCGGAGACCAGGGTCTGCTTGGTGATGTTGCCGGTCTTCATATAGTCCGTGCCCGCCACGGCCACCGCCCAGGCCGTCGGCTTCCCGCTGGCGTCCACCGCCTTGACCTTGATCAGGTCCCCGACGGCCGCGCCGGAGGCGAGAATCATATCTTGCTTTCCGTTCCACGCGTCTTTGTTGCTGCGCACGTCGGCGATAGCCTCGTCGATCTGCGCGCCGGTAAACTGGCTGTTGTAAGCCATACGATCACTCCTTCATACACAGAAAATCCTCGCCGTCCGCGGTCTTCAGCGCCTGCGACTCTCCCAGCGGGATAAAGCCGTAGTTGTCGTTCCAGCTGCCGTCCGCGCCCTGCGCGAACAACGAAATGCGGTATTCCCCATCACCGGAAAGCAGAAAATCGTCGTAAACCTCAAAGGTGCGCTGCGTGCCCGCCGGGGTCTGTGAGAAGGACGCGATCAAAGCGCCCTTCCCGCGGCCCCAATCCTCGCCGGACTTCGTCGCGCGGCACTCGAAGGCCGTGTAGGCGATGTCCGACGAGAAGGAAACGGTGATCGAGTCGAACCCCGAGACCGCCGAGATCTTGTTGCCCGTGATGGAGAATGTCAGCTGCGGCGCGGCCATCAGGCGGCACTCCAGGTCCCGGCGGCGTTCTTGACGAAGACCTTGACGATCTTCGTGCCGTCGCCGGAAGACGCTGCCTCGAGGTCCGCGCCCTTGACAGTGACGTTGATGGCGGTGTTCTTCTTGTAGCCTCCCTCCGTGCCGCTGACGTTGGTGGAGCCGCCCGTCGTCGGGATTTGCGTGCCCGCCGTGTGCAGGCTGCTCGTCGCCGGGACGACGCGAATGGTGTATTCCTCAAAGTCCACGTCGCAGACGAAGGAGAACGCCGCTGCATCGTAGCCCGTGACCTTCGAGATCCTGCTCTTGTCGGGGCCGGTGATGTTCACGGCAGGAATCGACGTGTTGAGCGTGATCGTGTCGCTGACTGCGGCCGTTTCGTTGCCGACGTCGTCGCGCATCTTGACATAGATCGTCTTGAGGCCGTCGCCGTCGGGCAGCGTGATGGATTTTGTCGTGGCGAATGTCTCCCACGACGCTTCCGCCTCGGTCTCCGCCGTCTTCGTGCCCCAGATCTTCATCTGGTAGCCCGTCGTTGTCTCGTCGGAGACAGAGATCTTCGCCGTGACGGTCGCGCTAGTCGCGTACTGTGCACCGTCGTTCAGGATCAGCGATAGGCCGGCAGGTGCCAGCGTATCAAGTGTCAGATTGAAAAAACTTGCCATCTGGATTTATCCCCTTTCTTCGCTTGTGAGTTCAATGTACAAAAATCCGCCCGGTCTTTCGTAGATGGTTTTCGTGCCCAGGTGGGCGGATTTGATGCCCATGGAGCCGATGAACAGCTCCAGAATGCGTTTGAGTCCAACTGCCAGCATGTTATCCCTCCAACAGATACAGTGTCCGCGCGTCCTTTTTGTCCAGCGCGTCATATTCGGATTTTGTCATCACGAGGATCGCGTCGATCTGTGCCGACTGGATGCCCCCGCCACCAGAGCCGCCGCCGGAGCTGCGGGCCTCGTTGATGGCGTCGACGAGGTTGCCCTTGTTGTAGGTCTTGAGGTCGTCCAGATCGCCGATCTGCTTCTGCAGCTGCGCCCAGACGGGCAGGGACGGGTCGGCCGAGGCGTCGCCGGACGGATCCGCGCCGGGCTGGACCTTGCCGAGGCTCACCCAGACGGTCGGCAGGACGACGCCGCTTTCGTCCGCGCCATAGACGCCCACGCGGGCGTGGCGGCCCGGGACGGCGAGAACTTCGTGCGGTACGGGAACGGTATCCCCGTCCCAGTTCGCCGCCAGAACGTCGACGGTGGTTTTGCCGTTCGAGAAGACGGCTGTCTTCGTCAGCCCGTCCCACTCGGGCGAGAAGACGAACTCAACGGTCACGGCCTTGGCCATGCCCGCCGTCAAAAGCTCCGGCGGCGACGCCAGATGCGCGCACGCGCGGGAGCAGTGGATGGTGATCATGCGTTATCAGCTCCTTCGAAGGTCACAAACGGCTCAAGGCACTTGATATCCCCGGCGGAAAGCCGGATATCGAGGTCGAGTGGAAGCGTGATGTGCGGCAGCTCGGGGAGCGTGTCGGCGTCCAGCTCGTTCAGCTCCGCCTGCGGCCGCCCGCTCATGAGCTGTTTTCCGTAGAATTCGAGTGTTGGGTTGAGCCTGGTCGCCAGCATGGCGAGCTGATAGGCCTGCCGGAGCGGCAGGTCCTGTTCGATGAGCTTCTGTAGCGGCTTTGCCGCGAGCGCGATGTCGTATAATTTCATGATGCCCTCCTTAGTTGATGGCTGTGCCGTTGACGGTCAGCTTCCCGGATGAGTTGCACGCAAGGGTGCAGTAGCGGTATGAATTGTAATACAGCACGATTTCGTCTCCCCTGACTGTCACGGGATAGCTCGATGTCCCTATCTCAAAGCCGTTCGAGGACGGCGTCAGGGTTTTTGTTTTCAGCTCCAGCGAATTGTATCCGCTCTTGAGTCCTGCGGCGGATACCGTGCCCCACTTCGCGGCGTAGGCCGTCGATCCGTTTTTCAGGAGCACCTGGCCGTCGGTGCCGCCGCTCGGAAGCGTGCCGTCGACGTCTCCCCACGTGCAAGCGTAGTTTGTGGCGCTGGATTTTTTCAGCACCTGACCGGATGTTCCGCCGGTCGGGAGCGCGCCGGTGATGCTGCCCCACTTGGCGGCGTAGTTTCTCTCGCCGTTTTTGAGCAGGACCTGACCATCGGTGCCGCCGGTCGGCAGGATGCCGTCGGGGCTGCCCCAGGTGACGGCGTAGTCGGTGGCGCTGGATTTTTTGAGCACCTGGCCCGTCGTTCCGCCGGAAGGCAGAGCACCGTTGATGTCGCCCCATTCGACGGCGTAGTCGGCGTTGCCTGACTTTTTGAGGATCTGTCCGCTCGTTCCTCCGGTCGGCAGGAGGCCGGTGATGCTGCCCCAGGTGAGCGCGTAGTCGTTGTCGGACGATTTTTTTAGCACCTGCCCGGCCGTGCCGCCGGGCGGGATCTTCGCCGGCGCGTCCGCGCCTGGGTTGCCGATCGGGAACATGACGACCTTGCTGCCGGACAGTTCGAGGACGGCCACGCGCTGTCCGGCGGCGAAGTTGATGCCGGTGTTGCATTTAAAATGCTTCTCGGTCGGCTCCTCCGCGCCGTCAGGCGTGAGGGTCAGGCCGTCTTCCTCGACCGTCGCAATGACGGCCAGCTGGAACGGCTGCTGCTGTTCTTCGGTCTGCTGCTCTTCGGGTTCTTCGGTGTACAGGCTGTCGACGCCTTCCATTATGCAATCACCGTCCTTTTTGCAGAGTGTGTCATGAGGCTTCCGGCTGACAGCTGCATCTGCCAGCCGGTCTCGAGGTAAATGCCACCGATGTCGTCGTGCGTGAGCGCGAGGACGTCACCGATGCCGTGGCCGGGGTCATTGAGCGTGTAAAACGTGATGGCCCGGGCGGACAGGAGCGATTCGTTGCGCATGCGGTCGGCGTAGGCCTGCAGCTCCTCCTGCGAGGCGATGTTATCGACCTTGATGAGCGAGGCGATGCGCATGTTCCGCCGGAAGGTGGACTTGCGCGACTGCGGATTGTCGTTGACGGCCGTGGCAACCATGGGCTGCTCCAGATCCGGGTTGGAGCAGACGCAGATGAAGACGTTCGGCGCGTCGAAGATGTCCTCTTCGTCCGAGAAGTTCGGCCCCGGATGCCGGTCCGGAAGGAAGAGGTCCGTCGTGCCGTAGGACCAGTCGATGTTCTGCGCGCTCGGCTCCTGATATGGCTCCAGGCGGGCGACTCCGGAGGCGTCGAACCAGAGGCTGTTATAGTTAATCTCGGCGAGCAGGTCGTTGACGATGGTCAGGTAGCTCGTGCCGACATCCCAGTCTTCGCGGTCGGTTTGCAGCGTTGTGTCCGACGGCGTCGCAATGACGAGCGCGACGCCGCAGGCGGTGAGCAGCTTGCGGATCTCGGTGAGATAGGACGCACCGGCGGACAGGTGCAGGATGGTCTCGGTGCGGTTGCTGTAGACGCGCCAGCAGCGGTCGTAGGCCTCGACCTCGACGCGCTTCTGACCGGCCGCGCCCTTGATGCTCGGTGTCGCGGCCTGGTAGATGCCGAGTGGCGTCTCCTGCCCGTCGATGGTCATGACAGGCTGGAGCTCGTCGGAGAGGTAGTCGACCGCGTCGTTGACGAGGAAGGTGCCCTTTATGCTGGTGTGGATCGTCGCGTCGCGGCTGGCGATGATCTGCGGGGCGCTGCCGGTGTCCCATTGGAGGTTGGTGATGGGCGCGCCGTTTCTGAGCACGTCGACGCGGAAGCGGACGTCACGGGTCAAGGGTGATCGCCTCCTCCCGGTTCGTGTGCGAGATGGTGAAGGAATAGCGGCGCATGAACTCGTCGCAGTTGCTCTCGAGCGACGGGAGCGAGCCGATGGCCATGTTGCCGTAGCGGTCCTTGAGGCAGACGAGGCGGCCTACAAGGGCCTCGAGCGCAAGGGCGGCGGCCCGCTGCGCGTGCGGCCAGGCGCAGGCGACGGACAGGGCGCGGTCGCGCTGCTCGCTGCGCTCCTCGACGGGGTAGGCAAGGCCCGCCAGATGGACGGTCGAGACACCGGCCGAGAAGCTGGTTCGGTTGGTGCGCAGCTGCGTTTCGGACAGGCGCATCTCGAGCCAGACGCCGGTCTCGAGGTCGCAGATCATGTTGGTCTCGGGCAGGATCTCGACGGTATCCGAATTGGACACGCCGTAGTTATCGCTTTCGTCGTAGCAGCCGCGGACGCGGTAGGTGACGGAGCCGATGCTGGTGTGGTCGATGTACTGCTTTTGGACGGTGCGGGCGATGGCCACGCCGTCCCGCTCGACGAGGTAAAAATTGTAGCTCCCGGCGGTCTGCCAGGTGAGCGCGGCCTCATGGCCGGCGGTGGCGGTCAGGGTGATGGCCTCGCCCTCGGTGTGCGAGATGGGCAGCGCGGCCGCAGACCACTCTGACCACATGCCGTACTTGTTCTGCACGCGGACGCGGACGGTGTAGCTGCCGTCGGCGAGGTAGACCGGCGAGCGCCATGCCTTTTCCGTGCCGTAGACCGTGCCGGATGCGTATCCGCTGGACAGCGTCAGCTGATAGGCTTCCTGCTCGGAGGTCTGCCAGGTGATGCGCGGGCGCGGGCCGGTGGACTGGATGACGATGGACGGGGCCGATGGGGCGTTGATGGCGATAAACTCGGCCTTGTCGCTCCACGCCGAGGCCGTGCCGTCGGTGTTGTAGGTGCGCACGCGCCAGTATTTTGTTCCGCTTGTGAATTTGTTCGCCGGAACGTCGTAATACTGGTTTTCTCCCGTGACGGTCGCGAGCGTGTTCCAGGTCGTGCCGTCGGCGGACCACTGCAGATCCGCCTTGCTCTGCGGCGTGCCGGTGGAAATGATGTGCTGCCACGAGAAGCGGTTGGCGATGGTCGCGTCGATGACGATGCCGGATGGGGAGACCGGCTTGCAGGATGGTGTGACGTCCGTCGTTGTGATTTCCTGCCATGCAGACGTTGTTGTCGTTCCGCTGTTCGCCGTCACCTTTACGCGCCACTCGATCGTCCCGGACGGGAATGTATTTGCAGGGACTGTGCAGGCGGTCGTCGAGCCGGAGACGCTGATCGTTTTTGAGGCGCTCGCATTTTTTACGCGCCACTCGAAGACGGCGGAGGTTTGCTTTATCTCTGCGAAGCAGATCTGTGAGTCGGCTGTGTCATCGTCACAGCGCCATGTAAACATATTTTTTTCAAATCTGTTCACAAAAGCGCCGGCTGTCGGAGCAAACCCATCCGCTGTTATCCCTACAGTGTCGTCCGAATACTCGCACACCAGCGATGGCTTCCGTGTTGACTTTGCGCCGAATATGATCGCCTCGCTTGTCCCTGATTCTCCTCCTCGAAGCGCGACCACAAAGCCATTTCTTATTCCTTTCTGCAGTTCTTCTTTTTTTGATTTGTAATTTTTCAGGTCAAAAACTGCATTTAGCTGTATGATTTCATTCAGAGCCGTCCAGTTTCCGTTTGCTTGCTCCGAGACCCCTGTGAAGGTCTGGTATATCTCAGGCCTTGTCGCATATGTCATTGCATCCGCATCAAATTGACTCGCCAACGCATTTACATATGTCCAAATCCCCTTGTATGTAGCGTCGCTTTCTGCTGTTGGCTGTGCATAAAATGCAAGCGTTACTTTTGTTACCCGTTTGAACTTGTATGCGTCGCCCGGCACAGGGAAGTTGATATATACGTTATCCCCTCGCTTAATGTTTCCCGCGTCTCCTGTAAACGGCTCTACGAAGAATTTGTACTGTGTAAGATCCGAATAGTTTGTGTTCGGGTGGTTCTTCGCGACTGCTGTCGAGCCGCTTGCCTGCACTGTAAACGTCGGCATTTACTTCGCCCCCATTCTGGTTGTGATGCGTGCGTTTTTGGCGATGCGGAGGATGGCGTCGAGGTCTTCGACGTGGTCGACGTAGACGGTGGTGTTGTAGGTATCGCCGGAGGTGTAGCGGGTCTCGCTGGCTGTCTGGATGCGCGATCCGGATGGCAGATAGATCCGCTCAAGGCCGTTCTCGTTGACCCGCGTCCAGCCGCCAGACCAGTTGTCCGTGCCGGCGGCGTTGCCGCGCAGCTTTTTGAGATATTCCTGCACCCACAAATCCTGCGACTTGCCGAGGATGGAGCTGTCTCCCGCTCGCACGAGCGCTTCATACTGCGCGTTGGCGTAGGCCTCCATATTGCCGTAGGCTTTGCCGGTGTCGGTGTCGAAGTAGCTGCCGTAGCCGTTCGCAGCGGTCGCGCGGTTCGTATCCTGCTGCATCCACTTGGTATTGAGCTTCTGTACATTCGACATCTGGCCTTTGCCGTAATTCAGGCCGAGCGCTGTGCCCATCTTGTTGAAATCGAGCGTCAGCAGACCGGACAGGAAGTCCCCGGCGTCGGCAATTGCCGCCATGACCTCCGACAGCGGGCGCAGTGCCTTCGTCAGAGCCGGGACCTTGTCATTTGACAGGGTATCCATCGGGTTGATGATCTCGCCCGCCGTCTCGAGCAGCATGCCGAATGAGTCGACCAGCCCTGATTGCTGCAGCACATCGCCGCTATACTTGATTCCGCTGGTGACGTCGCCGTAGAATTCTTCCAAATATGGTGCGAACTCTGCGGCCAGCTGATTCTTGACGCCCTCCTGCGTATTTTGTAGGCGAGAATAGGCGTCGTCGACGCCCTGCAGGGATTTGATCGCGTCGTTGTCAAGGACATAGCCCATATCATGCGCTTCCTGCGCGTAATCCCGCATTTTCTCGCCGCCGAGGTCGATGAGCGGATTGAGCTCCTGCGCGGACTCAGACATGAGGTCCATGGCCAGCGCGTCCCGCTCGGTCTGGTTTTTGATCTCACCGAGCGCGTCGATGGTGTCGTAAAAGACGTCTTGCGCGCTGCGGAGGCTGCCGTCGGCGTTGGTGATCTCTACGCCCAGACGCTGGTACGCATCATAGGCGTCGCCGGTGCCCGCTGCGGCCTCCTGCATTTTGTTGGTGGTCTCCTTGAGGCTGTCCTTGATGCGGTCCATGGAGACGTCCGTGAGGTCCGCCATGTAATTGAGCTCCTGCACGGAGTCGGTCGTCATGCCGGTCACGGAGGCGAGCGTGAGCAGATCGTCTGCATTCGAGGCTGCTTCCTTCGTCATGGAGATCAGCGCCTTTTCCGCCTTGACGATGGCCGTCGCGACGGCGGCAAAGCCGCCCGCCAGCGCCAGAGACGACGCGTCAAGGCTCCCCATGGCGTTCATGGAGGACTTCATGCTGTCCGGCAGCTGGATGCCGAGCTTGGACGTCAGGCCGTTCACCACGTCACCGAGGTTGCCCATCTCCTTGCCGGATTCCTCAATTTTTTTCTTGTTTTCGTCGAATTGGTTGTTGAGGTTGTTGAGGTCGGCCTCTGCGTTGTTGAGACTTGTCTGCCACTGCATTGTGCGCTTGTCTGCCTCGCCGTATTTCTCGGCGGACTGCTGCAGGGCGGCACGCAGATACTCGATCTTTTCGGTCTGCGTGGAGATCTTGCGCTCGAGCACGTCGTTTTTGGCGTTCAGTGCCTCGACGCTGTCGGCGTTCTGCGCGTAGGCCGACTGCACCTTGCGCATCTCCGAGTTCAGGACGTTCATACCGCTGCCGATCTCGGAGATGGCCTGCTTGTATTCTTTCTCGCCCGAAAGCGTAAATCTTGTGTTGATGTTGGGCATATTACGTGCCTCCGTTGATGTAGGCCGAGAGGCTCTGCGGCTCTTCCGGCTTTTTTGGCGGCTCCAGCGCGTCCAGCAGGAGCGTCAGGCGGTGCGGGCTCATGGTCTTCCAGAAATCCCGTTCCGGCAGGCGCAGCCGGAACAGCCACATGGCGAGGAAGCCGGGGAAATCAAAGCCCAGCTGCTTCGGTTTCCCCGGCGGTGTCAGTTTTTTTCGTCTTCCGACGTTTTTTCACCGAGTTCTTCCTCCGGCGGCTCGACTGCAGCCTGAATCAGCTGGTAGATCCGCGTCCCGGCCTCGAGCGTCTGGTGCATGGTGAGCTTCCGGCCCAGCTGCTTGCTGGTAAAGCGCAGCGGAAGGCCGTTTTCGTCGGTGATGCCCTGCGTGTCTGCGGCATCGGTCAGCATGGCGGCCAGGAAGGCCAGCGTGCTTTTGAGGCCGTGCACCGTATTCAGCGCGCGCAGCAGATTTCCGTCGTATTCGTCCTGCACGTCGGCAAGGACGTTCATGTTGCAGGAGAGCCGGTAGACCCGGCCCTCAAGTTCATAGTCGACGGTGTTGAGCTTGGTCGTCTCCATCAGGTCTCACCCAGCTTTCCCTTGATCCAGGCAACGGCCTCCGCCGCGGTGTCGACGGTCTCGGTCTCGAGCAGCAGCTCGTCGGCGGAATCGTCCGCGAGGAATTCGCCTGTCGTGGTCGGCGTGTTGAACTGGATGTTCTCGCCCTTGGTCTTATAGCTCATCGAGGGCGGGCCGAACAGCGCTTTCGGCACCCAGACGCAGGTGTATTTTGTCACGCCGTCGAACTTATCCGGCGCGTAAAAGCCGACGCCGACATAGTTTGCGATGTCTTTTGCCGAGAATTTCAGATTTTCCTTGCTCGTATCGGATGTGCAGCCGTAGAGCATGGCCTGTGCGGCCCTTTTGATGTACTTGACAGCCAGCGAGATCGTGCCGCCGGTGGCAAGCTTGATATACTCGGCAAGCTTGGATTCCGCGTACAGGCGGCCCTCGGCGAACTTGAGTTCCAGATGCACGTCCATGGCGTCGCCGACGTCGGTCGGCTCTGTGTAGGTCACGGTGCCGGACGTGTTTTTATACTTTCCCGCCCGGATTCCGCGTAAGTCAAAACTAGGCATTTATAATAGGCCCCTTTCTTTCAGCTTTTGTGTAAGGATCTTTTCGAGCTCCGCGTTTACGCGCTTCTGCGCGTTCCTGACGCCCTTTGTCCAAAAATAAGTTCCTGTGATCTGCCCGTGCTCCTTCGCGCGGCCGTAATTCAAAACAAAAAGCACGGTCGCCCTGCGCGTTCCGTGCTCGTTTTTGCCGACTGCGGTGATGGAGATGTACGGGTCTCCGTTTTTGTCGCGTTTGATGGTTTTGCGGTATTTTACGCTGGATGCATATGCCTCGGTCTGAAACCCGCTCGCCTTGACCATTTTTTGCAGTTCCTCGACGATGATATCCCCGGCGGCGTACAGGAGCTCCTGCTGCATGTCCTCATCAAAAACATTCGCTTTCTGGAGCGTGGCCATGAGCTCGTCGACACCGGTGATGGAGATGTTAGCCATAGGCTGCGCCCTCCGTCTCGGCGATGAGCGCGATCTGCGTGCGGCCTGTTTCCTTGTCGTAGGTTTCCATGTCGACGGTCGCGATGTAGCCTGCTGCCTCCAGCGCGGCTTTCGTGCGCTGGAGCAGATCGGCGGCAAAGCCCTCGGCAAAGATGGAAACGGCGTACTGCACGCCGGTCTCGGCCTCTCCGCCCTCGGTGTAGAGCTGCCCGGACTGGCCGAGCAGCTGATAGGTGATGTAGGTTTCTTCTCCGCCCTTGTATGGCGGGTGGCAGGCTGGTACGCCCAGGTCTGCCAGCGCCTCATAGATCATCATGCGCCGTCCCTCCGTTTGCAGGTCAGCTCTACCTCTTCCGTCTCCGCGCCGTAGCTGCGGACGACGTCAAAGACGTCCGAGCCGCAGGTGAGCTGCTGCTCGCCGCCGTATTCCGCGCTGTGCATGCGGAAAATTGCGTCCGTGCGCTTGCCGGCCTGTGCGGCCTGATAATACTCGGCGCGGTTTACGGACTTGCGGGCAGCCCATACGGTGGTTTCTCGCTCTAGCTTTTCCGTCGTCTGGCCGTTTACGATGGGGTAGGAGAACAGGCGCAGCGTGATCTGGGTGTCAAAGATCACAGCACGCGCCCCCTCCCTCGGTGCCCGGCGAATAGTCGTCGGACAGGCCCATCGCGTCGCGCAGCTCCTCAAAGCACGTCTTCCATTCGTCGCCGCGGCCGCAGAAGTCATGCTGCCAGCGGACGAAGGCTCGGACGGCGTCTTTGACCAGCGGGTCTTCGTCCGCTCCCTCTGCGCCCGCAAGGTGCAGGCGCAGGAGGCAGGCGTCAATCTCGTCGGCGAGCTCGTCGTCAAGGGCGTTTGTGGTCAGCCGCAGGGCGGTTTTTGCAACGTTGATCAAAGCCATTGGTTATCCCTCCCTGTTGGCCGCGCGCCGTCAGGCCTTCTTCTTGGTCAGCGTGACGAGGCTGTTCTTGTCGACGACCTTACCGTCGACGAGCGCCAGCGCGACGGTGACCTCGTCGTCGGTCGCGTTGTCGGTGTACTTGCGGAAGGTCATGCCCAGATTTTCGTTCCAGAGGTAGTCCTTGAAATCGAAGATAAAGGCAAAAATCGTGTCTGCGGTCACGCTCGCCGCGAAGGACGGCAGATAATCGCCGACGAGGACGACCTCGCGGCCAAATAGGGAATAAACGGGCTTTCCGTTCATGCCGTAGTTGGTGCGGGCAATAGGCTGACCATCGCTGTCAACCATGCCGACGATCTGCTCGAAGAACGTTTTCTTCGTCATGCACCAGACCGCGCCCGCGTCATATGCCTGCGGCACCGCGGCCTCGGCTGCGGTGATGTCCTTGTAGGTCAGCGCGGTCGTCGCGGCGGCAATGTCGATGTTCTGGCCGGTCACGACGGTTTCCTTTGTGATGCCCTTCGGCTGGCCGGAGCCGGAGCCGCTGATGATGGCCTGTTCCTCGGCCTTGACCATGGCCTCGGCCACGTTGGCGACAAACTGCGACTCAAACATCGGGTAGGTCACGATGGAGACCTCAAGCGACATGGAGATCGCGCAGCGCAGCTTGTGGTAGGCAAACGTGATGGAGCCGAGCGCCTTTTTCTGCTTGTCGGAGCCTGCGCCTTCGGCAACCCAGGAGGCCGTCGGCTTGGCCGAGCTGGTCGGGACGGTCACGCCACCCTTGTAGGACGTGTGCGTCACGCGCGGCAGGATCATGCCGGTCGCTTCGATCTTTTCGTAGATCTTCTGCAGCGTCGTGGTCGGGATGGCTGCGCCGACGTCGGAGGTCTTTGTGTTCGCGTCCGCGTTGGTCAGCTCTGCCGGGATCTTCTTGCCGGTCAGGACGTAGTTCATAAAGGCCCGCTTGTACTCGTCGGTATCGTACCGGTCGAGCACGTCCGGAGTCTTCGCCGTGCCGGACAGGTCGATGGACTGTGCCACCGCAGCCGGAGCCGCGACCTTCTGGCCTGCAAGTGCGTTGAGGTTCGCCTGGATCTTGGCTTCCTCCTCAAACTTGGCGTCGAGGGCCTCGACTTCTTTCATCTTGGCCTGTGCCTCTGCGGTCTTGCTTTCGTCCAGCAGCTTTTGGGCTTCGTCCATGAGCTTCTGGCGCTGGATGTTGTAAAGTTCCTTCGTCATTTCAATTCTCCTTTGAGTTTTAAAAATTTCAGTTTTGCTTCTGCCTGCGCCCGTTCGGGCATAAAAAAATCAGGCTCTGCGGCCTGACCTTTTAAAAAGTTTTCCGCGCGCCGGAGCGCGTCTTCGCTGAGCATGCCGGAATAAAAATCCGCGGCCAGCGGTTTTTGCTCTCCATCCGGCTGCATGATGCGGTCGACGAGGCCGAGCTCTACGGCTCGCTCCGCCGTGATCCAGGTCTCGGCGTCCATCATGGCGGCGATCTCCGCTTCCGGCCTTCCGGTCTTGGCGACGTAGGCCGAGATAATGGCGTGGTTGGCGTCGCGCAGGACACCGGCGGTGTGCTCCATCTGTCGGTAGTCGCCGTCGGCGCTGGACTGTACGTTGTGGATCATCATCATGCCGGTCGGCGTCATTTCCGACTCGCCCGCCATGGCGATGATGGACGCGGCCGAGGCCGCAAGGCCGACGATGCGGATGTGGACGCCTCCGGCGTAGTTGCGCAGTGCGGTATAGATCTCGCTCGCGGCAAAGATCTCGCCGCCGCCGGAATTGATCTCGACCTCTGCCCGCTCACCGTTTCCCTTGGCAAGCGCGTCGGCTACGGATTTTGGGCTTGCCGCTTCCATGCCGTAAAACTGGTAAAAACGGTGGTTGTTGCTGGATACGATTGGCCCGCGAATGCTGATCTTCATGCGGTTTCATCTCCCTTCTGGTTGGTATTCTGATTGACCGGCTGCGTATCGAGCCGCCGGATTGGCTTGTCGCCGCCGTCGACCGGCGCGAGGTTAAAGGCGCGGCGCCATTCGTTCGGCGTCAGCGCGCCGCGGTCAACCATCTGCAGGAGGTTGAGCTTGGTCGAGGTCGAGGCGAAGTCCCACGCGGACGCCTCAAAGACGATGCGGTTGCCGCAGCCACGCTCGCGACGGGAGAAGAGCTTGCGGGTGTACTCGCCGCTCAGCTGCTTCAAAACCGGCTCGATCTCGGCGTCAAAATAGGCGTTCTGCTCATCCTCCGTCGCAATGGATGTGACGATGTGCGGGTTGGTATTGAACAGGGCATAGATGCGCTGCGTGGTCTTATCCATCTGTGCGGCGTTCGGGACGTAGTCCTTGGGGTCGATCTGCTTGGCCTCGGCCTTTGCGTCGACGGCCGCGACGCCCGTTCCGTTGGAAACATTGAGGAAGCTGTCGGCAAAGTCCTGCGCGCGCTTCTTGATATCCTCCGCGCGCATGGAGGATGCGAACATCAAAAGCCAGCGGATGACGGCGCTATTCCGGATGGCCTTGACGATGCCCTGATCCGTCGTCGTTACGATCTCCATGAGCGGCACGATGGCCGGGGCTATCGGGTCGCCGAAGATATCATTTTCGTAAAAGTCCCCGCGCAGGTGGATGATATCGTCATAGGCAAACGTCAGGACGTTGCCGTTCTGCATGTAAAACTTCAGGTACAGGTTCCCGCCCGCGTCGTAGACCGCGTCGGCCTGCATGGCCGCGACTGGGAAGATGGCGTTCGGTAGGCCGTTTTCATCCCGGAGGATCACGGCAAACGCGTTGTTGTTTAGTACCAGCTGCGCGGCCAGCTTCTCCTGCAGCAGCTGGCCTGTCATGTACTGGTTCGGTTCCTCGAGCAGGAACCGGATATACGGCTCCGGATTTACGGCGATCTTCCGCGTCTGGGCGGTGATGGTCTCCCGGATGTGCTTGGCCGTCAGCTTTCCGATGGCCTTGATCTTTGGCCGGATGCAGGCGCGGACGATATCGGACTGATACATTTTGCCGTTGTAGCTGTAAAAGCCATTCCCGCGCTCCTGCACCATCTGAACGGTCGAAACGCGCTTGGTCGTCGTGATATTCGTCAGGAGGTTTTTAAAAAATCCCATTGTCTCACTCCTAGAGCATACTGGTGTATTCCGCCTGCTTCTGATCGTAGATCGTGTAGGCATCGAGCAGGGCCGCCGTTCCGTCAATGCGGCGCGTGGACTTGCTCGTTTTGTGCGGCTGGATATTTCCGTTTTTGTCCTCGTCGTAGGCGGTGTTTGCCATGCACCACTTGTCAATCGGGTTGTTGTTGTAGACGATCCGCTTGGACTCCAGATCATTCCCGCATCGCTTCATCGGCTCGGAAAGCGTTTTCACGCCCTGATGCACGGGGATCATGGCCTCTGCTCCAAAGTAGTCCGCCATGCTGTCCGTCCAGTAAGACGCCGACCACGCATCATAGCCGATAAAGGGTATAAAAATATCGAGGTCTTCCTGCACCTCGACGAACCATACTTTGACGTCCTCATAGCGGATCTTGTTGCCCTCGGACAGTCGGAGCAGCCCTCGCTCATGCCACTTGTCGTAGGGGATCTTGTCCTCCGTGACGCGCTTTTCCAAAAGGTCCTGCGGCAGCCAGTACATCTGCAGCACAAACAGGATCTCCGGCAGCTCCGGCACCTGGAACAGGACCTTTGCCGCCGTCAGGTCAGTGGTCTTGGAGAGGTCCGCGCCTCCGATGCCGTATCGCGGGTAGGAAAGCACGCGCTCCTGCGTCTTGCCGTCCGCCATGTGGTGCTGCCAGATCAGGCGGCGGTTTTCCTTGTCGAGCTGGAAGGTGTCGCGGTTGTCCAGCTGCTCAAAGTTGAGCCATGCTTCGCTGGAGGTCTCGCGGATGTTGAAATCCTTGCAGACGAGGTTGCGGACGAGGGCCGGGTTTTTCTCCGCCCGCTCGACCCGCTCTTTCAGCGCCGTGTAGCTCTTGATCGTCCCGAGGCCCGGATTTGCCTTTTTCCAGCAGTCCGGGTCCGTCCACTCGCTGCGCTTGTCGAGCTCGTAAATAAACGCGATCCGGCGCGGGTCGTGGTACCCGTCCGGATCTTCGTAGCCGTTTATGATGCGCTCGGCCTCTTCGTATTTTTCGTCGTAGATGTCCTCGCGGATGGTGCCCGCGGTGGAAGTGATAAAGATCAGCGGCTGCTCACGGGCCGTCACGCCGTCGGCGATGATGTCGTACAGGGCGCGCCCGCTCTTCCACTGGTGGATCTCATCCATCATGGCCCCGTGGATGTTGAGTCCGTCGAGAGTGTCACTGTCAGAGGCCAGCGGCTTGAAAACGCCGTCGTTAAAATCGCTGTCCAGCTCAGCAACCAGACTGCGCATCCGGCGGCAGAGCGCCGGGGACTTCTTGACCATCCGCTTTGCTTCCTGCCAGATGATCTTCGCCTGGTCTCGCTTGGTGGCCACGGCGTAGACCTCCGGGCCAGCCTCACCGTCCGCCGTCTGCAAATACAGTCCGACGCCGGATGCCAGCAGCGATTTTCCGTTTTTCTTGCCGACAATGAGGATCGCTTCGCGGTACTGGCGGTTGCCCTCGATGTCGATAAACCCGAAGACAGTCGCCAGCAGTGCTTTTTCCCATAGCTCCAGCCGGACGAGCTGGCCGCCCGCCTTGCCCTTGGAGTGGTGGCAGTAGTTTTCAAAAAATTCGAGGACGTGGTTTGCCCGGCGCGGCGAGTAGTAAAACTCGGAATCTGTGTTTTCCAGCTGCTCTACAACGTGCCTGTAGGTCTTCTGGACTTTCATGCTGACGACCTCGCGGCCGCCCTGGATGGCCTGCCAGTATTCGAGGATGGGGTTGTAGGTCGCCGGGTAGCGCGTGAGTTTCATTCCTCGTCACGCTCCCGGACAAAGCTTGCAAAGCCGTCGTCCTCCTGCTTCGGCGCGGTGTCCGGCTTCGGCAGGAGCGCCGTGAGCTGCTTGATGATCTTCTGGTAGTTCGCGTTTGTCGAGTTGTACGCCTGCCCGATCGGCCGGGCGCGGTCATATGGCTCCAGTCGCTCCGACTGCTGGAATTTCTCTGTCCAGCCGTTTTCCTGTCTCTTATACACATCTCCGAGCCCACGAGACGCGTAGTAATCTCGT